CAGCAATCGTGAGATCCGAACGTGAACGGCTTAGACTTCGCCGCCGCCACTTCTCTTAATAGGATCTCGGGCCAGTTTGATTTTCTAGTGATCATCTGCGGTACGTATTCCTCAAGTTCACATCCGGCCCAGCGCTATTGCTACCTCCTCCTCCGGCAGGTCTTGAGCTTGTTACCTTATCACCCCATGTGAGAGTCTTATTCTGTAGTTCCATCACGAAATTCAAGCCCAGATCACCCGGAAAAACTCGCTGCTGCTCCTCGTCGGTCAACAGACTTTCAGATGTTCGCTTGAGTAGCGCGTCCCGACTTTCGCAAAGGATCTCGATAGCGCCTTGAGTATCGCCATCAACAAGATTCATCACATCCATCTGACCACTAAACAATAAGATAGGATCTGGAATAATCACCTCATCGCTATCCATGAACACCAGCCAAAACTTTGCTGATCGACCTTGATAATTTTCGCCAAGCGCGTTCGCTAAAATCCCGTTTGCAATCCCGCTCATCTGGAGCTTTACGCCATTGCTCGATCCATCCGATGTTTCTAGGATGCCGTCAACAGATCCAAGCGCCCCAATGCCTAGATAAGAGTGAGAGGATTCTGTGGGCAGTGTCGCGGTGTAAGCTCTTGTCCCCGTCCAGACATAAACAGGATCGGTATCAAAATCTAAAGCGACAAACCCAAACGACGAATACTCTAGCGCTTCCGCCGCCGCCGCCGCTCCAGCCGTTATTGATCTGTCAGTCATTTAAAAAACCTCCACAAACGCGAACGCAAAATCATGGTGGCCGAATTCGTTGCTTTCCCAGTCAACGCTCAAGCCGTCTATCCTGAATATTCCAGTTGGGCTGTCAAACACAATCGCGCTGTTGTTATCTGGGCTGGAGTGAATAGGGGGCATGAACGATATTGTCGCCTCCCCAGATCCGTCAGAATTTACTTGCTCTGTTACAATCTTGAGTTCTCCGCCTAGGCTGAAATGATCGCCTACAAGCAACACGCCAGTTCCGCTTGTTCGCCATCCGTCCGTATCGATAGTGGTTCCGACTTGACTGGCGCCGTTCACGAGAGGCGTGTCGCTTCCGCTATCGGCAGATCCGAGAGGATATCGAATGTCTGGGTCGAACCCATAAAAGGTTTTTGCTGGGCCATACATTGTTGAGAACCACGCCTTCCACTCGCGAGCTGTAGCGGATGACATCTTTGGATAGGTGAACATGCCTTCCCAGCGATGACCCGCCTTGATGTCGTGATTCGCTTGAAGGCTGATCGGAGATTCCATCGTGTCCACATTGAACTTTAGGCCTAGTCGCGCCTTTTTGATTCCGGGCAATGTCGGCAGTGTTCTTGGATAAGTAATAGCCACTATCGGTTTCCTTGTCTTTTCATCTGATCAAACACCTGACCAGAAGCCATGTCGGCGATGATCGGCGCTGCATTTACTATCTCGGCTCGAACGGTATTTTTTACGTCGGCAGTAAAGTTTATGTTTTGAACTAGGTTAACGCTGGAGCCTCCCATCGCTCGCTTGCTGTTCATCGCATTCATTACTGTAGCTGGGCCACCAGGGTTGACGATCTCCGGCCCACGCTCGCCCACCAGAGTAGGCCCATTGATTCTTCCGCCGCCAGCCTTGCCTCCGCCTAGGAAGCTAGAGAAAAAGCCTGCGGTGCCTCCGCCTAGGAAGCTAGAGAAAAAGCCTGCGGTGCCTCCTGTGAGGCCGTCGAGTAACGGCTTGATCACAAGCAGTCGCAGCATGTGCCGGAGGATATCTTGCAGCACCTCGCGCCCTACATCGCCGAACGAGCGCATCTGCAAGACTGCATCCTCCAAGCCTGCTCCCAGATTGTCCTTGATCGCCGCCCCTGCCGCCTTCCAATCTTCTGATATCTGAGCAGGGATCGATTTGCCGCCCTCCCCTGAGGCTCCTGAGACGAGAGCTTTCAGTTTGTTGAAAGCCGCTTCCGCCTCATCAAGCGCAGCCGTTCCAGATCCATCAGGCCCGAACCCGATCATCGACTTGGCGTCCTCCCACATTTGCTTCATTTCAAGAGAGAAGTTAGCCATGTCCTGCTTTGCGTCTATTCCCGCCTGCTCCAGAACAGACTTCATCAGATCTACATGCCCGCCACTGCCTTTGGTTTTAGGAATGAGGATCTCGCCAAAGAGATCGATGCCAGTCGTTAGCTTGATGCCCTTCTTTAGAGAGTAGGGAATCGATCCCATCATGTCGCGGAGCATCGTTTTGAATGGAACGACCACCATGTCGTTGAACCCGTTGACCAGCTTTATCTTTAGCGCCTCGACAATGCCGACAGCAAGTCCGGTGATCGTTGTCTTGAACACGACGAACCCAGCAACGATAGCGGCAATACTTCCGATCAGTAATGCTGGCCCGGAAGCCATAACCACAAACGCCGACTTGACGAGTTTGGCCGCCGCGACCGCGACGGTCCCCATGAACTGAATTGCCGTCGTCAATCCGCCTAGGCCTATCGTCATAAATCCTATCGTCGAAAGCAATGGGCCCAGCACCAACAGCGTACCTGTGATCGCGACAATCCATGCCTTGGTGGTTGAGTCAAGAGCCTTGAACTTGTTTGCGGCTTGCTCCACCACCCTTCCCATCTTCTCGATGAGAGGAACAACTACCGGTAGAATGGTATCGCCAATTCGGACCATCAGAGTGTTGATTCTAACCATCGCCTGGGCGAACTTGAATCCAGACTGCTCCGCGAATGCATTGAACGCCAGATCCAGATCCTTGACGCCGGAGTTCGCCATTTCCTTGAAGATCTCATTCGACGCCTTTGCATTCTTACCGACAATCGTAAATACAGTTCCCAGAGCCTCGACACTAGGGAACACTTCCGACAGCTTCGTGGCATCGCCATCGACAGCCTTCTCGACATCTTGCAGAGCGCCTAGCAAGCCTCTCGGACCCGCCATCGTTTCCCTTAGCTCCGCAGCTGATAGACCGAACTCCTTTAGCGCCTTGTCGGCCTGAGGAGTGGTTTTCTGGAGCGCTGACAATGTCGCTCTGATCGAGTTGATTGCAGTTGGAGCCTTGACACCCAGACGAGTCGTGGCCGCAATAGCCGCGCCAACCTCGTGGAACTGCACTCCCATTTCAGCCGCTACCGATATGACGTTACCAATCGAGGATGCAATAGAATCCGCTTCGGCTTTACCTAACTTCACCGTCGCAGCAAGCAGGCCCACTGAGTCGCCAGCAGAAATATTGGATGAGGCGTAGGCATTCATAATGGTAGTGGCCGCATCAGCAACCACGGCAGTCTCGCCAAGACCCGCCGCAGATCCGCGAGCCGATTGAGTCAAGGTGTCGAGAGCTTGAGCGCCGTCTTGGCCGGCAGAGGTAACGAAGAACATGCCCTTCGCCAGCTCATCAGGCCCCTTACCAACCGCCGGACCCAAAGCCAGAATGTCCTCCCGCCATGCACCGACTTGCTCTCGCGACTTTCCTACTAAGCCGACTATCTGGGATAGAGACATGTCGAAGTCTGAGGCAAGCTTTCCGGCAGCGATTCCAGCACCAAGAATCGGAAGTGACAGGCCGACAGAAAGATCCTTGCCGACCTGCTTCATTTTTTTGCCGACTTTATCCAGCGCCTTCGCCATTCGAGAAGCGCCGCGAGAAGCCGCATCGAGCGCTCGTTTCATTTGGCGCTCAAAGGCTGAGATGTCTACAAAGATGTCTAGTTCGACTTCACCGAGCTTTTCAGACACCTAACTTCTCCCTCAATGCGGCGAACTCTTTTGAACTCAGCGGTTGCTGTGTTGAGTCTCCGCTTTCAACTTCTATTCCGTGGAACTCGGCTAGACCATCGGCGGCAGAGTTTATTTCTAATATTGTCGAAGCCCAAAACGTCGCGGGAGTCCAGAGTAACTTTCCCATTCCAAGCTTCATCAAAGGAAGCCAACTGAATGCTACGTCTTCCTCTTTGCTCTCGGCTTCGGTTTGGGCTTTGGGGCTTTGTCGCCTCCTTGGATATTGATCGCCTTCATCGCTGTACCGAAAGCATCCATCGCCTCAAGATCGAAATTGCCGACCTCCTCGTTTGTTAGATCTTCGCCGCCACCTCGAAGCAACGCTCCTAGCAGAGCAATCAGGTTTCGGGTTTTTATTTTCCCGCCAGTGAATGCGTTGCCAAGATCCGAGATAGATTCCAGCTCGAAAGCATCCTCAATCTCGGCCATTGCGTTTAGAGTCATGCACATGATGTAGGTCTTTCCACCAGTCTTGAACTCTACTTCACCTCGTCTTTTGTTCGCCATTTTGGACACCTCCAGTCCTTTTTCTATTATCGATAAGAATAATCCTCGGCTTTTCCGAGCTGTCCTGAGTTGTTACTATAGCTCTTTTTTAAACGCCCCAGATTGCGCCCTTATCGATAATAGACCGATTAAGCGGCTGCAAACGCGATAACGCCAGAACTCGACAAAGAGATCGAGTAGGTGACTTCGCCGTTATATTCGCCTGCCTGTTCACAACTTCCAACCTGAAATGATCCGGTGTAAGTGTCTCCAGACTCGAACTCAAGAACGAAAGTGTTAAGAGATTTCGCGATGACGTAACCCCGAATTGTCGCGAGATTACTGCCGTCGGTAAAAACACCGGAAGCAGAAATAGCCATGTTGGTCACGCCGCCACCCGCCAGCAATTCTTGCCAGCCAGCAGAATCTTTATTGGTGATCTCGACTTCTTCACCGTTCAAAGTGAATCCCGTTGTTCGCATTCCGGCGATTGCCGTATCTGCCAATTTCAATAAAAACGCTGATCCTTTCTCTGCCACGATAGTTCTCCTTTAGACATTATCGACTGGTGTAATGACGCCGCTCGATTCCAGGGATATGGAATAGGTGACTTCGCCATTGTACTCGCCAGCATTTTCAGCTGACAAAACTTTAAACAATCCCCAGTATTCATCGCCAGATTCAAACCTGATCGTGAAGGTGTCGAGAGTGTTGTTGATCGCTTGGACTTGGAGTCTCTTGGCCGAAGCCTCGTCCTGAAAAACGCCAGAGGCAGAGATCGACATCTTGGTAATGCCAGATCCTTCTTTAAGCGCCTGCCAACCTGCGGAATCTTTAGTGGTGATCTCGACTGATTCGCCGTCGAGAGTGAATGCTGTTGATCGCATTCCGGCGGAGGTGATGAGTTTTTGTGCGGTCAGAGTTCCCGAGCCGTTATTGGTGAAATCAACCGTGCCCGATTCTGCTATGGCGCTAGCCTTTGTGTCGTATATTTTAAACGACGAAGCTACCTCAGCTCCAATATAGTAAATCTGCCCTTCGGTCATCCCAGCTGGGACAGCTCCTGTCGAAGCAAATATAATCGGATCGCCTGCCGACATACCGTGACCGACATAAGTCACGACATTAGTTGACGCGTCGAAAGAAACAGTCGCCACAACTTCGGTTTGCTTGAGTAAAAACTCTAGGCCTTTTTCAGCCATGATCGTTCTCCTATGAGATTAGGATGTAACGCTTAACAACAACTCCACCGACAGTATCCGACCATAGACTTTATCTTCGTCTGCAATTCTTGGTCCCGACACGTTGACATAAATCGTTTTAAACCCAGTTATCGAAATGCTACTTCTGTGAAACAGTGCCCTGATCCTTTCGGCCAGAGACTCGATGGCAGCTGTTGAACCTGTACGATCTGTGTAGACGCGGATATCGCGGGTAATCCGTCGCCCTGTTGTATCCTTGCTATCGTTTGGTTCGTCGGATATCTCACCCGCTGTGATCACGTATGGCAATTCGACATCTTTAGGCACAGGCTCATAGGTGAAGATTGCCGGCCGACCTTCCCACTGCTTGAGTACGTTGGTCAGAGTGGCGTCACCTGATAAAGTGGAATAAAAAGCTGCGCTTAACGCACTCACTTTGCCAGTATCCTTATAATCTCGTCTCTTCGTTTAAGCAGTGGAGGCCGAAGAAATGGCCGCGCTGCCATCTTTTTAGTTCCATACTCCAAGGCCTTCGCCTTTTCTCCCTGAGTCGATCCGTATGTCCCGACGACTCTCGTTGGCTCGGAGTTTACATCGGCGACTATGCTTCGCACAAGGTCGCCTTCCACTCGTTTGGGGGGATCGCCCGGTGCAGAGGGGTCAAGGCCTCGTCTGGCATTGCCGTTGCCTGCGGTGGGCTGGCTGGTATTGATCGATTGGATAACGTCAGATCGGAGCATTTGAACGACCTGCCCCATATTCACCATAATGTCGCTT